GGGAAAACAATTCGACCAGTCCCTTTTTGAAAAGCACGATGCCGCCGCCAGAGCGGCTACATCTGCCTTCATTCGGGATCGAGGTTGGGAAGTCCGAGAGAACCCGGACATCTACGCACAGGATCTCATAGCCACCAAGGGTAACGCCGAGTTACTCATTGAGTGCGAGGTCAAAGTAGTCTGGGATGGCGGTGCTTTCCCCTTTGATACAGTGCAGCTACCCGAGAGGAAGAGGAAGTTCTTCACCCCGAATACAATTTTCTTTGTATGGAATAAGGATCTATCCGATGCCGTTTACTTCTCGGCACGGGACATTCAGGGACTCAAGCCCGTGCTGGTCTCTAACAAGTACATCAGATCCGGCGAGTACTTCTTTCAAGTACCGATGAATGTAACCAAGCTAGTCAGTAATGCACCAGTACAGGATTCAGTACAGGAGAACTGATATGCCGGAGGGTTACATCGGGCGTGCGGTCAAGCACGCTCGGGACGAGAAGGAGGCAATGAAGTACATCGGCAGCAGGCCGGACAAGAAAGGTTTCTTTAGATTAAAACGAGGTGGAGTCGCCGAACTTATATCAATTAACAAACTATGAACAACACACCGTACCCACCACAGAACAAACGAACCTGTAATCTTTGTGCTGGGACTTATTACGCTAAGGGATTATGCAAAAAGTGTTACGGTAGGGCAAGCCTCATCATAAATCGTAATACTGTTCTAGAATACTTTGGAGAATGGAAGTGCCAAGCCTGTGGGTTCGAGGGGGAGTCATACCAGTTTGATTGCCACCATGTTTACCCAAGTACAAAACTTAGTTCGCCCTCACAGATGAAAGGAATGAAGTGGCAAAAGGTAGTGAATGAACTTAACAAGTGTGAAATGCTTTGTGCCAATTGCCACAGAACTTACGATGCCATATATACCCTCAAGTAAATTAGCCAAGTGGCGTGAAGCCAACAAGCCGGGTCGATGCCCGATACTGAATGATCGGAAGTCGGACTGGGTAGTTGACCACGACCACAGAACCGGAATGGTTCGTGGTGTCATTTCACGGATGGGCAACAGTCTCCTCGGAAAGATTGAAAACTTCCTGTACCGGAGGTGCGGCCAATCCCCCGAAAATTTCTCCAGCATTCTTAGAAACATCGCCGACTATCTGGATCAGGAAAGTACAGATGTCCTTCACCCCGTGGGTCTTACACAACTTACCAAGCGGTTTGCCTACAACTTGACAGCCGAAGAACAATACCAAGTATTACGTGACTTAGGGGCTGACCAACGAACCCTTGATTCACTTACCAATTCCAAGCAACGGGAGTCCTGCTTCCGGAAGCTAACCAAACAAAAACATGAGTCATAACATACGACAAAAATTACAGGGGATACAGTCCTCTTTGAAAGCCCCGAAGGGGCAGACCAACAAGTTCGGAGGGTACAAGTACCGCTCCTGTGAGGACATCCTCACCGCACTGAAACCCTTGCTCCAAGAGTGGGGCTGCGCTCTGACAATCTCGGACACAATCGTAGAGGTTGGTGGTCGAGTATACGTCCGGGCTGATGCCGCAGTGTACGACACTGGCACGGAGGGAGATTTTCTCTTCTGCGCCGGATACGCCCGTGAGGCAGAGATGAAGAAGGGTATGGACGATGCTCAGATTACTGGCTCCGCTAGTTCCTATGCTCGCAAGTACGCACTCAATGGTCTCTTCGCTATTGACGATACGAAAGATCCGGACGCTGTCAATACGCACGGGAAGTCCCCATCACAATCACCTGAACACGCAGGATTCTAATTATGTTTACATCATGCAAAGATATAATCGTGCTTCAGTCACAGATCGACGATCTTAGATCCGAAGTTAAAGCATTCAAGAAGAACGTTCTTGAACACGTAAAGCTCCTGACGGAGACCATGGAAGAGAGGGATGAGTCCACGAAGGAAGTCATCTATGCACTTAAAGACGGTTTCGATAACCTGAACAAGTGGGATGACATGACACGCAGTAAGATACGGGCGATCCTCAATTACATGAACGTAGATATTCGTCACCCATCCAGCGAATATGAAATCGTTAAGAACGAAGAACCCGTCGAGCAAATCTCAACCGATAACCAATAATACATGAAATACAAAGCCAATACAGGACTCCTTGGAGTCAATGATCGCAAGGAAAAAGAAACGCACCCGGACTACAACGGCAAAGTCTATGTCGATAAGCCGGGCCTCTACTACCTGAAGGGGTGGAAGAAGACAGCTAAGAGTGGCAGTCCCCTGCTATCCTTGGCACTGGACTACGCCGATGAGGGCAAGCAAGCGGAGGCACGGGACACCTACGAGGTTCAAACCTACGGGCCTTCCGCTGCTTCCGTAGCACCGGCCATGACCACCTCGGATACCGTACCGTTCTAAAATGAATGAGTTCGATAAGGTCTGGTGGGCTGAGTTCCGTGAGCAGGAGGTTGATTACATAATGAACCTTACTGCGAAAAAGAACTCGGACTATACTGGTGGGGAGACTAACGACAATCCGTTCGCTAACTTCGATTCCAGTGCAGAGTTCGGGGTTGACCCACTCATAGGCATCTGCATTCGTATGCAGGATAAATTCCAGAGAGCTAAGGCTTTCTGTTCCGATGGCTCCCTCTCGGTGAACTCCGAGGGGGATAAAGCCAAGGACATTTTTCGGGATCTCATTGGTTACTCATTGATAGCCATAGGGATGCTGGAAAGACAGGGTTAGTTGAAACGTCTTATGGTAGGATGCTTGGCCTCTCGTAACTCGGCGGGGGGTCAAGTATCTCTATCCTATTTATTTAAAACACATGAACGAACACATATCAGAAGCCACCGAAATCACCCTTAACCTTTACGATTCAATTGATTCGTACAAGTTCACTCCAGAAGTGCAGGTGAAATACAAAGCTCTTGGTCAGTGCTTACGTTCAATCATGGAGATACTTCAGGATGAACGAAGAGAACGCACCACCGCATAACTTAGAAGCCGAGACTAGCCTGATCGCATCCTGTCTGGATGCATCCGATTCGTCAGTCTTCGACACCGCATCAACCATCGTCAACGCTGGCGATTTTTATTCAGCACGTGGGAGGTTCCTCTGGGAAGCTCTCCACAAGCTGGCCAACACTGGGTTGCCCCTCGACGAGATCCACCTTTGCGAGGCCCTGAAGGGGTCAAATACGCTGGATGAGATCGGGGGAGTAACAGGTATCGTATCCCTCATGGACTCCGCTACAACGGAGTCACAGGCCCTGCATTACGCTAGGCTGGTAGCCGAGAAGTCGAACCTGAGAAAACTTATCCGGGAGTGCCGGATCGCTCAGGAGAAGGCGACCAACGAGGGCCATGAGTTCAATGACATTCGTTCCGAACTCGAGACCAATGTCCTCGAGATTAATTCACGTGACTCAGTTCGGTACAGCGTCAAGGAGTCCTTGGACTCCATCGTATCGGACATCGAACTAATGCAGTCCGGTGAGTACGTAGCCGATGTAGTCAAAACAAATGTCGGCAGGCTGGACGGGTTGCTAGGAAACGGGGGAATCGCCGCCGGGGAAGTGCTTACACTTGCAGCACCCACCTCCTGCGGGAAGTCAGCACTCGCACTGTACATTACAGCGAGAACTATGATCGACCAAGGGACACCCGTTGCTTACTTCTCCTTCGAGATGCCACAGAAACAACTGATGAAGCGTATGGTTCAGTCCATATCAGGAGTGAACATCCGTTCCATTGAGCAGGGTTACGCTACACCGCAGGACATCACAGCCTTCAGTGAAGCGACTGACCGATTAGCGGGGCTACCTATCAGTACTGTTCATTCAGCCAAGGGTGCTGATGACCTCGCCAGTCAGGCCAGATACCTAGTCAGGAAGAAGGGCGTTAAGCTCATCGTCATTGACTACCTCCAACTGATCGGTTTTAACTCAAAGTTAAGCAAGGCAGAGGGGATCGCTGGCATCAGCCACAGGATCAAAGAGATAGCACTGGACCTCAACGTCTCAATCGTACTGCTCGCTCAGGTAAATCGTGAAGGAGCCAAGAGGGAGACAGGCCTAAGCCTGTACGACCTCAAGGACTCCGGAGATATTGAGAACGATGCCGACATCGTGATGCTTATGTGGCCTCACAAGGGAGATGTTGAATCCAGCAAGGACAAAGATTACCGAGGCCCTTACACCGGACTCTCTTACAAAATAGCAAAGAATCGTGAGGGTGAACGTGACGTTGGGGACTATTTAAAATTCTATCACCAAACAGGAAGGTTTATGTAATGCATATCAATGACGAATTATTCTTCAACGACAGGAGCCAGCAGGGTAAATTTCTGGACTGGGCGCACGAGAGAATCAAAAAAGAAATCGAGGACATCGAGTACATGGAGGAGGAGTACGGCACGGCTGAGTGGACAATCCCAACGGGCCAAAGAAGGCCCAGCCCCCGGCTGACTGATGAACAGAAGTTACAACTTATTGAGAAGGTGGACGGGCTGCGTAATGATGGGTACACCTATCGACTGGCTTGTGAGTGCTGCGATGTAGCGCATTCGTCGTACACCAAGTGGAGAAAGCAGTTCGGCTTACCGGAATACAAACAAGGGGGTGCAGGGATTTCGACTTAACCTCGGTTAAGGACGCTGGTTCGACTCCAGCCACCTCCACCAACCTCTAACTTGACAAATTAAACACAAATACCTAGCTTGCATTTATGAATGAAAACCTAGAACGCATACAGACTCAGATCGAAATGATCCGCAATGAGTCCCGTATCCTATCGTACCGCATCGAGCGTATGACCGAGCAACGAAAGGAACTACAGGACGAAAAGCGTAGACTCAAAGAACTACTGAGTACGTATACTGTATAATATTTCCGAGGCCGGGTGTGTGTTCCCGTTGTGGGCCTCGATTGGTGGTGACCCCATCCTCCTGCTCATACGGGGGGGTGGGGTTTTTTTATAAAGCACCCGGAGGTATAAACGTTGGAAGCTCTCCCTCCCTCAGCCTTCTCTGGAACTCACGTTGTTCCCCCGCTCTACTGAATCCAAATAATCTATTTAATACATCCGACATCGGGGCAAGTGTAACCAATTTACTATCCGTGATTGCACGTTTCTCGGACAGGACACGCTGCACGGCAGCAGTGTTATCCACGATTTGCTGTATTCCTACTGGAGTTATGAAATCAAAAGCCGCCTGACCTATGCCTTCTTTTCGTGCCACAAAAGTTTGGTAACGGCTGATGCCGAACAAACGGGCAACCCCATTGAACATGTAATCACTGAAGTACCCAGCCCGTCCGGCAAGGAAGTCCTTGAGTGCGTCCGCTGGCATCCCCACCATTAACATGAAGAACATAAGTTTAGCTAACTCCGTTGAACCACGAAGGGCTTGTGCGGCGTTGCCTGTACCAATACCCTGCGCAATGTCATTGAGCATATTATTCTTCACGAAGGCAAGCTGTTTAATCATGAATGACTTCATGGTGTAGAGCATACGCAGGTTCGGATCATCGCTCACGGCTAGCGGCATCTCGAGCCTATTCACTGGCTGGAACTCCAATAACTTACGCAAAAGAACCTCACGAACAAACGGATTATCTCGATCCCCTTTTGCAAAAGCAGCTATGGCTGCATCCGCATCATCCCCGAGTATAAAATCCAATTCGGTTTTAAGCTTAACTGAATTTTTTGAATTACGATTCT